TGCCTTATCTACAATAACGTATCCGAAACTAGAACCTACTCCGGGAAAATGTTTACTGACATCAGTGACATTAGCTACACTGGTATAGTCATTGAACACATCCCATAACCTACTGTGATCGTTAATCTTATCCTTACCTTTTAGATCGGCACTTGGACTAAGCCAGCTAGTGGGAGTAATAAATGCAACAACACCATCAGGCTTGGCAATCTTAATGCCCTTGGCCCAAAACTTGCTCCATAGGTTACTGGCTTGATCCTTGCGCTCACCGTCCTCCTTGCTTTCTTGAAAAGGAGGATTACCAACTACAACATCGAATTTCATATCCCATTCCTTGGTTAGAGAGTTTACCTGCTCAATATGATTAGTCATCACTGAGGCCAGAGCTCCTGGAGAGTCAGCCATTCTAAGAGACTTCATAGCTATCATGTACTGTACTTTACTTACATCGGCTCCGTATATCATGTTGCCGATAATGTGTAATCTACTGTGCCCGTATTGTTCTAGCTTTTTAATTAATGCTAATAAAAAAGTGCCACGACCACAACTCGGATCTAAGATTTTAAGATCGGGATTTTTCCAATCTACTGGCAATCCATTTATGATCTCTTCTGCTAGTTTAAAATTGGTCGGAGTTTCGATATCTGTGCTGTGAAGCAAGCTGATTTTATGAACGATTTTATCGATATTCATCACATGGCTTCTATCTGATTGTATGCCATGATACATCGATTCAATCGATCCGTTTTGATAAAGCCCGAGCATAAATCCTTAAAAGTAGAAATTGTGATACCTACTGTTTCTATAAACAGTTCATCGTTGTTAGTATAAATGATGTCTTCTACACTGTCAATCTTATTTTCTTCAAGAAATAGATATGTGGGTATTCGACGCATCATTGTTATGATTCTTTTTCTTAAATCTTTCTTTTCTTCTTCGATCGGATCTGGTTCAGAAGTTTGTTTTGGTTTATTTTCAGTGTTATAGTTCTTGCCTTTTTCTAATTCATTATCCGAAATAACATCAGTAGATTTGACATTTGAATCAGGCTTAATACCGTAGAACTTAGATTTGAATTGTTCAGCAAGATTCCAATTTAGCATGATATGAGAACCAAATCTCTCAGCATATCCGCCAGTTTGACTCATCATGTTCAATACGTCATTGAGATCGATGGGCTTAGGTTTATTTTGACTGTGATCTAATACTGGCGCGAACTCTAAAAATTCTCTAACTGCTTCTTGTGTGCTTTGTCCTTTCTTAGCAATAACGTCGGCGAATTCATAGATCATTTCTAAACATCGTTGTGGGTTGAAGTCCATAACAGCACACTGATCTTTGCCTCTGTGTTTGTCGGGGCTTTGGCATCTAAAAATCGTTTGGAAATAGGTTTCCGGAGCTCTGGTATCTTCTAGCATAAACACAGCGTCCCACTCCGGGACTGTTACGCCTGTGTTAAATCTACCACAGGTTACTGTGATAGTTTTTTGATTCAACATAATTAATTGCTTGACTTTTTCTAGATCACGAACGTTATCGCCTGCTACATTAATGATGTAATAGTCATCGCCCACACGTTTGTCCAATAAATGATACATCGCAGTAGCAGAATTGATGTTAGGAGGCATGACCCATAACATATGATCAGCTGCGAATGTTCTAATAGCACTTTGCTCTTTTCTAACGCCAATTCCGAAGATCTGATCTAGGAACAGTTTGACAGCACTCTCATCGTTGAATTTCTTGCCGTCGTCTGAGCTAAACATCTTTGTCATAGTAAAGCCTTCTTCAGATGAGTAGCACGAAGTTTGTTGTTTGGCTTCTTCTGAAATTTCGAAAGTATGGAATTTCATCGGAGGAAGCCAACGATAAAATTCAGTCTCCCAATTTTCTTGTTCTTCTTCTTTGCGTTTGCGCTGTTCGTCCGCATAACTCCAGGTAAAGATTTCTTCGTCTAAAAATTCGCCGCTCATCAGAGCTTTGAGGGGGGTTCCGCTTACATAAAGAATTTTGTCATAACTAAGTTGTGCCAAGCTTTGTTGTGCTCTTTCGGTTTTAGATCCGTAATGCATTTCGTCAATGACCACAAGGTCATAATGATAGGTCTTGGCTTCAGCCCATTTAGGCTTTTCGAAATCGTTAAAGTCCTGAAAGCTGGTAAAAAGTATTTCAACCTTGCTTTGTCCAGAAAGGACTATGGGGTTATTTGTAGAATGCTCGTTGGCATTGGTATATGCCCATCCTTCGAAGTCGATATGAGTTTCTAGATCCTCTCTCCACGATGCATCAACTGCTGGTTTATAGGTTAACACCAATACCCTTTTGATATTCAGGGATTTTATTATTTGATATGACGTAAAAGTTTTACCGAAACGCATTTTAGCGTTCATTAAAAATTTCGATCCACCATTCTGGAACACGTCTATAGCTTTGTCGTGACAGACTTGTTGTTCTTCTCTCATTAGGTAAGCATTTGGCCTAGATACTCCGTGGCGCCACTCGTTGAGAAGAGTTTTTCCAAATGCTACTACATTATCAACAGACTCTCCTTTGGGATCGAAAAACCATTCGGATTTTTTAGATTCTGCAGGAACCCATGTATTAGCTCGTTTCTGTTTGGCATGCAACCAATTTTGCTCTAGCTGACGTAATTTGCTTAGGCTAGAACTTTCATCACCAGTCTCACATTTGTCAGACACATCTTCAACATACAGGATTTCATAGCTGTCAGCAGAATCTTTTGCGGTCATTTGTTCTCTGATACGCATCTCTGCAGCTTCTTCGGGGCTGTTGGCTAATCGCCTAGCTGAACCGTTTTTAACTCGATGAACGGTTCGATTGAGCGGAGTGGTATACCAATAAATCACACAGTAATGTTGAGCCATAGTTTAATCCGTAAGAGAATTGTCTAATTTTATATTAAAACGAAGAGCCTGTCAACCTAAGAAATCGGCCCAGCTCGAATGTGCTAAGTGGTACCCTCTTTGTTTCCGTTTTTCGACGAGATCCCAGAAGTGAGGTTTATATGGAGACAACTTTGGTTTCATTTTACCTACATGAGCTGCCTTTCGGTAGTTGCAGGGCTTACACGCAGTAGTAGAGTTTTCCCAAGTCGTCTTTCCCCCTTTAGAAACAGGCAACACATGGTCTAGAGTCGCTGTTTGATCGCTAACGTCACACCCACAGTATTGGCATACATATCGATCCCGCAGGAACACATTTCTCTTGCTCAAACGCATAGTGCTTTTGGGTTTCTGGTATTCTTTGAGCATGATCACCGCAGGCACACGGGTTTCCCAACGAGCGGATCTCACAACCCAGTCGTCGTGCCATGTTAAAACTTCTACCTTGTTGAGAACAAGATAACGAATGGCTTCCTGCCAATCTACCGTGCTTAACGGAAGCAGGCTAACAGGTTGCATATCAGCGTTCAAGAGCAATGTTGACATAAGGAATACAATTTTAACTATTTAATATCGTTAATAATACATCCAGATTACAGTTGTGTCAATGAAAAAAATATTATATACTAGCAGTTTTTATAAAGGATGAATCATGGCATTGGTACCGATCGTAGTAGAATCTACATCAAAGGGCGAACGTGCATACGACATTTACAGCAGACTTCTTAAAGAAAGAGTGATAATGTTGAATGGTGTTGTAGAAGATACAATCAGTAACTTAGTAGTAGCACAGTTATTGTTTTTGGAAAGCGAAAATACTGATAAGGATATCAGCTTGTTTATTAATAGTCCGGGCGGAGCAGTTACCGCGGGACTAGCGATCTATGATACAATGCAATTCATCAAACCAGACGTTGCTACATATGTAATGGGTCAAGCAGCATCTATGGGATCATTTTTAGCTCAAGCAGGAGCACCAGGTAAACGATTTGTTTTGCCAGAAAGCCGAACTATGATTCATAGAGTGAGTTCTGGAACCCCAGGAACCAGAGGCAGTGTTCATGTTCAGGAATTACAATTCGAAGATGCCAAACGTAGCTTTGAAGAAAGCCAGAGAGTTAATCGAAGGCTCACTGAACTTTATGTCAAACATAACTCTGCTGGAAAAACCTATGACGAAATGTACGAAGCTATGAAGTTTGATACATTCCTATCAGCTGAAGATGCTGTTAAATGGGGACTAGCTGATCATGTTATTGAGAAAAGAAAATGAATTTACAATCATTAGGAAAAATAGACAAAGGCTGGGGATATGAAATTGTTTGGGTGAACAACGAAAAGTATTGTGGTAAGTTATTAGTATTCGAAAAGGCTGGCGCAAAAACAAGTCTTGTTTTTCATAAAGAGAAAATGAAAAGTTGGTTTGTAAACGCCGGAAAATTTAAAATCACATTTGTTGACACACAGACAGGTCAAATTAAGCAGGCTGTATTAGAAGAAGGAAAAACTGTTGATCTCGGAGAACTAGGACCTCACCAATTGGAGGCTCTATCTCCCGACAGTATGATCTTTGAAGTTGGAACTCCTGACTATATAGAAGATCGTTTTAGGCTCAGTCCTGGCGATACACAACTTTTAGAGCAACAATCAAATCAGACATCATAGCGTCATCGTGATAAGGTGTGGGTGCGAAACGTAATCGTTCTGTGCCCACATCCACTGTAGGATAATTGATTGGCTGAACATAAATGTTATGATCGTTAAGTAAATTGTCGCTCATAATCTTGCATTTCTTAGCCTCTCCTACTAACACAGGAACAATGTGTGTAGAAGTACATTCCATCAAGGGCAACTTGTTTTCTCTCAACAACTGCTTTAACTTATTAGCACGTTCTTGATGCTTGACTCGAACTTCGTTATGTTCCTTTAAATACTTCACCGCCGCCATAGCACCGGCACAAGTAACTGGACTCATAGATGTAGTAAAGATAAATCCCGCAGCCACAGAACGTATGGCATCGATGATGTCAGCATCGGCAGCTATGTAGCCACCTTGGACTCCGAACGCTTTGCCTAGTGTCCCATTGACTATGTCAATTCGATCTTGGAGACCTAGTTCCTCTACTTTGCCCGCACCGTGTTCCCCGTAGAGTCCTACCGCGTGAACTTCATCGATGTAGGTGATAGCACCAAACCGATCCGCGATATCACAGACTTCACGGATATGACCAATATCACCGTCCATACTGTAGACACTTTCAAACACGATACAGGGGACTTGACCAGCTAACCTCGTAGCGGCTACGATGTCTTCCAGTTCGTTCATATCATTGTGTCTGAAAATGCTTTTCTTCGCCCGACTATGACTGATGCCCACGATCAAGCTGTTGTGATTATTTTCGTCCGATATGAAGTGTATGTTGGGAATGATCTTTGATAACGCTATCAGAGTCCACTCATTAGCCACATATGCCGAACTAAACAACAGAGCCCTTTCTTTCTTGTGTAAGGTTGCCAACTCGTGCTCAAGCGCCACGTGATAGTGGCTGGTACCACCGATGTTACGAGTACCACCGGATCCTGATCCAGTCTGGTCCAATGCGGTGTGCATAGCGTCTATGACAACTTTGTGCTGACCCATACCAAGATAATCATTCGAACACCAGTTAACGATGTTCTTGATGTTGTATGGGCCGTACCATATGGCGTTGGGAAATTCTCCACGCTCACGGATGATATCGTTAAACACACGATATTTTCCGTTGTCTTTGAGTGTTTTTAACAGTTCTGTGAAAGGTTTTTTATCTATCATAGCGTCTGTATTTAACTAAATATTAGATCGGAGAATTAGAATGGATACCATTAAGATAAACGTTCCTGCTTTCATACGATTGATCGAACTGGCTCGAGAAGAAGTTAAAAACGATGCCGATTTGCACGATATGGCAGAAATCGTAGTGAAATTAAGCCAGAAAGATGGTGTAGTTACTATGGATCACTATAACACTATAGTGAAGTACATGAAGACACAGGGCACCGAAGACGAGCTAGATCAGATACGTAAACTAGGCGGGTTCTGATGAGAATACAAGAGATAATCAGAGAGCTGGTTGATCTCATCGATGAGCTAGACGATCGGGGTAGCTATTCTGAAGATGACATCAAAAGATTCAGCCAGATAAAGGATCTAGCTGCCACAGGCGAGCCTTACTCCACACGACCTAACGAACGATATGCAGATATTAGCTCTGTTACTACAGACGCCGGCGCAGACTCCTGGCAAGGTACTAAAGATGTCAAAGACATCCGCGGAACCACTACGAGAGTCTACGGAGATAACTGATGGCAGATATTACCTATTGGGGATTGACTAGCACCAAAGGTACAGTCACAGTTGATCTTGCTGTTGACACCTTTGATACTCTGATTGCTGCTATCGCCAGCGACGAAGGATTACCTACAGATTATTATACAGTTAGTTTACAGAGAAATCCCTCGATCGGCGACATCGTCTATGGTGATAGCTCAACCCCCCTAGATGATGCCAGCATAGGAATGCTAGACGGCGACACTGTGATATGCACTCCCAATCAGCGTGGTTCCAAAGAAGAGCGTCAGATACAGAAGCTAGAGATAGCAGCAGTAAAAAGAGCAGCCACGAGTCGTCCTGCAGTCTATGACAGAGATGCGCTGCCTACCAAATATGTAGGTAATGCTGTGATCGACAATGCTAACTCCGGCGGACTCACAGAAGGTCGCCCGTGGAGTTCTGTAGCACCGTTCGCTAATCCCACCCTAACGATAGGTTCAGCAGTTACCACAGTAGCCCAGAGCCCATTTGCAGGCGGCGGCAACAGCTACAGTTTCATATCGTCAGTTAATAGTTATGTTCAAGCCCCTGCCAGCACAGACTGGGCAGTAGGCACGGGAGATTTTACAGTAGAGTGGTTCAGTTATCAAACTACATTAACACAGTTCCAGCGTGTGTTTACTGTGGGCGACTACCCTGCCATAGACTTTGGTGTCAGTATTGAAAGCGGCACTTTCTACTTCTGGAGTGGCGGCGATTTTGACAACGATTACAGTTCAGCCAGTGCCACCACCACCAACACTTGGTATCATTGGGCAGTGGTGAGATCTGGAACTACCCTTAGCGTGTATCGTGATGGTAGTCTAAGAGGATTGACAGTTACAAATACAGACAACATCAATGACAGCTCGACACCTTTCGTAGTAGGAAATACCAATACCTATGCTACTAATGCCGCTTTCGTAGGTTATATCACGAACTTCAGATTGGTCAAAGGATTAGCAGTCTACACAGGAAACTTTACTGTACCTACCTCAGCATTGACAGCCACAGCAGCCGCTAATCCCTACGGCGGATCTAACACACAGGCTATAGGTGCTGGTTTTACTAAACTGTTGCTGGTACCATAATGCCTAACATAAATCCAAACTCAACCAACTACTTCCATAGCTACGAGCCTAACACCAACGATCTCAGCATGGCCATGGATTATGATCCCTATGGTCAACCTGTTCTTCGCATAGATGATACCACGGTCGAACTCACTTCAAAGAATCGTGTAAAGACCTCTCCCTATGAGATCGCTGGTTTCAGCAGTTATCAATATACCAAAGACACTGACATCTGGGATGAAGCCATTTCCGGCACAGCCTCCAGCACGGTCAATACCTACTATGGTATGATCGAAATGACCGTAGGCAGCACCGCAGGTGATCAAGTCATAAGACAGACTCGTAGAGTCCAGAGATATATCCCCGGCCGACAGAACGAAATATCCATGAGCATGATATTCGGTGAACCTATCGCAGGCATACGCAGACGATATGGACTGTTTGATGAACTCAATGGTGCTTATTTCGAAGATGGAGGAGATGGAACCTACTATGTTGTGTGCCGTAGAAACACAGCTTCGGGTATTGTAGAAGAGCGTGTGGCTCGTGCTGATTGGAGCGTAGATCGGTTAGATGGTACAGGTCCCAGCGGCATCACAGCAGATCCCACGAAGATACAGTTGATGGTCATAGAGTACGAATGGTATGGTGCTGGACAAGTGGCATTCAAGTTTATCATCGACGCCAATCCTCACATAGTACATGTGTTCAATCACGCTAACCGTTCGGCACAGCCTTGGAGCTCACCACCTTTCCTACCGGTGAGAGCAGAACTGACTAATGTCGCAGGCACCGCAGGTACACATACATTCTACACAGGATCTTACAGCGTACTGATAGAAGGCACTGTGGGACCATTGGGTGTTGAGTCCAATGCGGCCACTCCTATCACAGGCAGGACGCTGACAGTGGCTAACACTTTTTATCCGGTGTTGAGCATACGGTTAAAGAGTGATAGACTACAAGGTGTGGTCTTACCTTTTGACATACAGGCCGCAACATTGGATAACACACAGATATTCTATAGATTGGTATTGAATCCTGTGCTGACAGATGCCAGTTGGGTCAGCGTGGGCGCAGAAAGTTTCGTAGAGTATGATGCCAGTGCCACCGCACAGACAAATGGTAGGATATTGAAGACAGGATTTATCGGAACTTATCAGCAGGGTATCGCAGTTAAGTTTGATGATAGAACTACCAATCAGTTGGGCAGATCAAGCATGGGCACGGTATCAGACATACTCACAGTAGAGATAGCATCTGTGGGTGCTAACAAAGCAGCATTCGCCAGCATCAACTGGCTTGAGGTAAGATAATGTATAGAAAATATATCAACATCGTAGAAGCAGCCAACAAGGGTTGTCCTATTGCCACATATGACATCGATGTCAACCTAAAGAATCGTCAGAAGGCCATAGATGAATATCACTACGGTCCTGCTAATCCCGACGAACCGGAGTCATATTGGAAAGATGCGGCCAAGCGTTGGGGTATCGCAGAGAAGACAGCTCGTACGATGAAGTGCGAAAATTGCGCAGCGTTTGATGTGTCAGACAAGATGTGGAAATGCATAGAGGATGGTATCAAGGGCGATGATAACGCAGTAGATGGAATGGCATCAATACACAAAGCAGATTTAGGTTTCTGTAACTTCCTTCACTTCAAATGTGCAGGCACACGTTCATGCACAGGCTGGGTGAGCGGTGGTGCTATTGATGATAAAGATAGAACCGAATAACCCTGGCATTACAAGTGAAAGCATAAATAAGTTTATGCTGATATACAAGGCCACAAATAAAGTTAATCAAAAGTCTTATGTAGGTAAGACTGAAAAAACTTTTGAAGAAAGAATGTCTGCTCATCTTACTGACGCTAAACGAGATAAAGGTTTTGCTTTTCATGCCGCTATCAGAAAACACGGAGAAGAAAACTTTGTCTGGGAAATAGTTGAGGATAACATTACAGAAGAAGAGAATCTAAATCAAAAAGAAGAATACTACATAGAACTTTATGAGTCATTTGGTCCTAAAGGATATAATATGACAAAGGGCGGTGAAGGACAAAAAGGTTGGATCCCATCAGAAGAAACTCGTGCTAAATGGAGCGAACAGAGAAAAGGCAAAGATCCGTGGAATAAAGGAACAGCAAAGCCTAAAAAAGTCCTAACTGAAGAAGAAAAAGCCGCAAGAAAAGCAGATGCTGATCGCCGTAGAAGTGAAACATTAAAGGGTATTAAAACTTGGAACACAGGACTTAAAGATGTCTATGGTAGAACTACTTATAAAGTAACATATAAAGATGGAACAGAAAAAGTAGGGACCAAAGTTGATTTAGGCTTACCTAAATATGTTATAGACTATATGTTTAAAGATAAGTGCGGTTCCCGTAAATACAATATCGCAAAGATAGAACGGGTAGAATAACTACATAGGAGGAGCGAACTATGGAAAACTTCGTAGATGACAATGACGCATACTTTAGGCTGAAGGCCAAATGTCCCTGCGGCTGCTACGCACACTGCGGACATTCATGCATGACAGATGATTGTGATTGTTTCGAGTGCGGATGCCCAACCTGCACAGATAGACTTTACATAGGTCATCCGGAGACTCCGTGATGTTCCGCAGGCATGATATCACGCTGACCAATAACCCTCACTGCTGGAACATTGCAGAAGTAGATGCAGAAGATTTTCGCTACTATGACAAGGACGGCTTCGAGCTCAATCAGGCAGAACAGAAGTTCTATGCTGCCAACCATCTACCTGTCATAGACTGCCTTAATCATCTGTGCTGGCAGGAACCTTGGTTTGAGCTGGAAGATCGTGCGAACAATCTCATACTAGATCATTCAATGTTCCTTTGCCGTGCCAGCTATGAAGGAGCTGCCCGCGAACAGTTGTTAGAATTGAAGCCCACTATACCTACCGCAGATCTACTGCTGCGCACAAGACAGAAGTGGGGATTTGATTTCGCCCTAGATGCTGTTTCAGCAGACGGCACGGTCTACGAAGTCTTGCACATAGAATACGACAACTACGACTACGATCGTTTCAGCGATGAGATCTTGATGTTTGACTATCGTGTGCGCCACACCGATTGGGTAGACAGTGCTCTGTTGATATGGTCTAAGCGAAACGAATGGCAGCATCTCCAAGGATTCGAGCAGAACCATTGGAAGTCAAAATATCTCATAGGTTGGTCAAAAGCCGAATACACAGAGAAGAGCATATAAATAAACAACATACTTTATTAGGATTCCTTATGAAAAAGTTTCTACTATTACTTCTAGCAGTACCTATGTTGGCATTCGCACAGAAAATGCCTAAAAACTCTGCCACATATGATGCGCAGATATTACGAGTGAGTGATGGCGATACTATTGTAATCGCCGCCCCGTTTCTACCGGCACCTCTTAAACCACAACTTGCTGTACGTATATTTGGAGTCGACACCCCTGAAAAAGGACACAGAGCTCAATGTCCACAAGAAGCCCAGCGAGGAGAGATGGCGACTCAGTTTACGAAACAACTCGTGTCGCAGGGACGCCAATTCCAAGTTGTCCTGTACGGTTGGGATAAGTTTGGTGGTCGTGTTCTAG